CGCCTGCCGTAATCCGCTCGTACCAGCTCCAATGGGTGCGATCTGTTCGCCGGCTTGGTGACAATTGGTTGATGGCCAAACAGGTTGAAAAGATTCAATCATGAAGAGCGCCGGCCGCGACATCAAGCAGCGCCAGCTTGACATCTTTGAGCAGCGCGACCACCAGTTCTTGGAGCGCTGCCGTGCTCTGGCTGTAATGCTTTGCAAACAGAATGGCCAGGTGTCAATCAATGACATCAGGCAATTCATTGAAGTGCCGTCAGGCGTTCACCCATCGGTGCTCGGGGCCGTATTCCGAACCAAACAATTCACGACGGTCGGCTTTACAGAAGCCGTCCATCCTCAAGCGCATGCACGGGTTGTGCGTGTGTATTCACTGGCAGCCAACAAGGAGTAAACCATGGCCGGAAAATTAACAGACGACAAAGCAATGAGCGCCAGCAGATTGCCGGGGCTGATGGGCTTCAGCAAGTACAGCACACCCAACGATGAGCTGCAGTTCAGCATCAATGCCATTGACGGCAAAGAGCGCCCCGACATTGGCAATGAAGCCATGGGCTGGGGCAACACTTTGGAGCCAGTGATCTTGGAGGAGGCGGCCAATCGCCTTGGCCTGATAGACGTTGACACTCAGATCAACAAAGCCTTCACGCATGAGGTGATCCCGCTCAGCTGCAGCCTGGATGGCGTTGGCCACAGCAATGGCAAGGAGGTCACGTCAGACCCAGACAATGGCATCTATGTGGTTGGCCAGGACAGCATCATCCTGGACGGCCCTGGCGTGCTCGAAGCCAAGCTGACCAAGACCATGCCAGAGGACGTGCCTCACCTGGCGCGTGGCCCGATCCAATTGCAGGGTCAAATGCTGGTCACTGGCCATAAGTGGGGCGCTGTGTGCGTGCTGTACCAGGGCATCGAGCTGCGCGTGTTCCTGTTTGCACCACACAAAGAGACACAAGCAGCCATCGCCCGTGCTGTGCATGACTTCCAGGACAAGCTGGACAAGTACACAAAGACAGCTGAGATCGATTGGTATGCACCGGCCAGCAGCAAAGAGCTCGACCGCATCTACCCGCAAGCTGCCAACCGTGAAGAGATAGAGCTTGGCCAGACAGTGGCTGAGCTGGCGCGTGGCATCATGGAAAACAAGGCAGCCATCAGGGCAGCCGAGGCCAGCATCGAGACTGCTGAGAAGCTGATCAAGCAAGAGCTTGGGCAGTCTGAGCGTGGCCGTGTTGGGCATTACGTCATCAGCTGGCCAATGCGAAACTACAAAGCCACCGCTGAGCGCCTGGTTCCTGGCAAGGCTGCATACAGCATCCGCCAGTCGTCGATCACCATCAAGGAGCTAACTTGAATCTGCCCAACTATCCGGCCATCAGGCATGCGTATGAGCAGGCAGTCGTTGCCATGCTAAACGCAACCGATGCAACCGAAGAGCAGGCCGAAGCGTTTGTCGACGCCATGGCCAATTTGATTTTTACCACCATGCAAACTTACATCGAAGAGGAACAAAATGCAGCTGACCACCACTAACCAACGCGGCTTTGCGCCCACCACCATGACCGAAGCAATTCAGTTCAGTGAAATGCTGTCCGGCTCAAGCATGGTTCCAAAAGCCTACCAAGGCAAACCACAGGACGTTCTGGTCTGTGTCCAATGGGGGTATGAGATGGGCCTGGCGCCCATGCAAGCCCTGCAAAATATTGCCGTGATCAATGGCAAGCCAAGCGTGTACGGCGATGCCATGATGGCCCTGGTGCAGGCCAGCCCAGTGTGCGAGGACATCGAGGAGTACATCGAGAACGAAGGCACAACAAACCCGATCGCTGTGTGCGTGGCCAAACGAAAGGGACGCAAACCAGTGGTGGCCAAGTTCTCAGTCGAAGATGCCAAGCGCGCCGGCCTGTGGGGCAAGGGCGGCCCATGGACTGCTTACCCCAAGCGCATGTTGCAAATGCGTGCGCGTGGATTTGCTTTGCGCGACGCCTTCCCTGATGTACTCAAGGGCATGATCACAGCTGAGGAAGCCCAGGACTATCCAGACGAAGCCAAGCCCGTGCCGGTGGCCAAGCCTGCCAACCCGCTCGACCTGGTTGCCAAGCCGGTTGAGATTATTGAGGCCGAAACAATTGAGCCTGATCCAGTACTTGATGCGATTGATGATGCCATCGATTTTGTAGACAAGATGGTTGAGCGCTTCGAAGTGGTGGACATACCCGAGGTGGATGAGACAAGCTCAGCTGATGAGCCTGCGGCCATTGGCTTTGCTTTGTTTGTTCCAGGCAAAGAGCAGCCACACAGTGTGCATGACACCCTTGACGAATGGGCTGACGCATACGAAGAGCTGGCCGACAAGACCGCGAAAGCAGGCAAGCGACCAGCACGCGAACGCATGACAATCCTCAAAGAGCTGAAGGGCTGCAACCAGGGGACGCTTGACCGCATCGATACCATGAAGCGCGTCAGGCACACAGCGAACTACCAGCGCCGAATCAATGCTCTTGGGGCTGCGCAGTAGTTTCGTCACTTAGGAACAGCGCAACTTCAGCCTTGCGCCGTTTCACCAGGCCGGGAAGCTCACGCCCCCCGCCCTTAGTCCATTGCATGAAGGCTTGTGCTGCACCCTCCCAGTCTTCGCGGCCAATCTTCATGCGAATGGTAGAGCGCTGAAAATTACCCAGTCCGGCATTGAAGGAAAAGCTGACGCACGCATCGAAAGCCCCTTGACGACCAGCCAAATTGGGAGCAAGTCGTAAAACACCACGTTCAAAACTTGCGACATCTTGTGCGAATAGCGAATCGATCTCTGCTTGTGACCAGACACGGTTGTCACCCTCCCTCAATGGAAACTCTTTTCTGATTGTGCCTGTGTACTTCTCGGTCTTTACCATGGGCAACCTGATCTGTTCCTGGTACAGCACATGCCCAAACCCAATTGTCCAAATGTGGGCAGGGCATAGATAGGCACGGTTGCGGCATCCTTCGTAGCGGTGCATTAGATCAGCGCCAGCCTTGCTCAGTTTCACTTTTTGCTCCAGCTGCGTGAGCCAAACCAAAAGCCAATGATGCCGCCAAGCATGGCCATCTCATCAGTGCTAAAAATTATCTCGCTCACTCGAATTAGATCGTCCATGTTCATGACCAGGCTTGGCCTGTTGTAGACGTAGAAGGCGATCCAGGCATTGATTGCACACAGCTCAAGCACAAAGATGTATGTCACCACTGGACGCACTGTGCCAATAAAATTAACCACCCAGGTGCTTGCTCGCTCCAAAATTTTCTCGTCATGCTTGAGCGCAGCTTCGGTCATTTGCGCATCAGTCTGCATGGCGATCTGGTCTGTGCGTATCTCCTCAACCTTAGCCTGGGCAGCAAACCCAGCAGCCGCCAGCTGCAGCTCACGCTCAGTCTGCACTTGTGCCAGGCGCAGTTCATGTGCTTGGTCGGCTTTGTTTTGGAAGTAGTCCAGAAGTTTGGGCAGGCCGGAAATCAGCAAGCCCCCAAGGGTTGAGAAAAGTGAAAGCATAGTTACTCCTTAAACAAAAATCTGGAACCGTCTACGGTTCTCAAACATGCCAAGCTCAATCGTGTTTTGCCTGGCACGTTTGTCATACAACTCCACCTCCATCTCATGGGTGGCCTTCTCGATCTTGTTGGCCTTGAGCGCCTGTTTGTATTCATCTTGCACGCGCTCCACAGCCTGGTCAAATGCAGCTTGCTTAACGTCGTACTGCTTGGGCAAAACCATCGGATACCATTTGTCCAGTGTGATCATTTTTTGTCCTCTCGCTCTCTTGCCTTGGCATAGTAGTGCAATACCTTCCCCCGCAATTCTGCCGAATCAGCCACTCCAGCCCACATGGCCAGGTTGTTCCATATGACCGCCAGTTGATCTGATGAACAGTTGTTGCCATTGGTCGTCAACCACATAGACAGCTGCGTATGTCGCAGCGTTGGTTCACTGATCCAACTTACCCCGTAAAAATCCGAAACAATGCAGCGGTTTTGCTGCGCTGCCACCAGCATTGCAGTCGAAAGCAATGCCAGCGCCAGCCATCTCATTCGTCAGCCATTTCGCTCGATGCTAGATTGATGCGTGTTTTTAATGCACCGATGTCTTCTGGCTTATCTTTAAAACCGATGGCCACATACCCCGCAAATTTGCCTGGGTCTGGCGGTATCGATCCGCGACACATGAACTTGACGCCTTGCTTAGCACCCCACTCGCCGACCTTACTCGATGGATTGAACTCTTCGCACAGCACCTCATTGTTCAGCATGGCCACCATGGCAGCGTTGCGATCTGCGCTTGCGTTGAACAGGCTGGTCACAGAACCCTCAACCTTTTTCTCGCGTGTGCCGTCATAGTTAAGGGCCAGCACTGTGGTGCGACTGTTCGTTGCAAGGTTTGCTTTGTGAACCAGCAGCACAACACCGTCCACGTCCTTCATCAGGCTTTGCGCTGGCGCAATTAAGTCCTCTTGCTTGACCAGCTGGGGCATGTGATCCTGATTCTGAATGGCCTGCAAAATGACCTGGCGGGAGTCCCATGCAAAATACCCAGCGAAAGCCAGAAACGACAAGAGAATCACGGTGAACAACTTGAACGGGCTGTCCACCCACTTGATGAGGTCTACTACCTTGTCAACATTCGATTGATTCTTTGGTTGCTGAACAACTGTCGGTTTTGTTACTGATCTTTTGACTGGTGCAACTTTAGCGGGAGGTTTTGTTTTCTTAGCTGTTACCATGGATAAGCCCAAATGATTGTATAAAACGCCCAAATAATCGTGGCAGAAAAAAGGGCTGCTGCAATGACTGCCACGGCCCAATCTTTCATAGCCCAAAAATCTTTTTCACAAACTCAGCAGCCACACCAGGCCCGAGCAGCACCGTGAGAATTGCCGCATAAAGCAAATACTCAATCTTGGTCATGCGCCTGTCACCATCTTTGAGTGAGTTGGCAATGCTGCTGTAACGCTCGGCGCAAATGGCTTCATGCACGGCCAATCTCTTGTCCACGTCTGCGTCCACAACTTACCTCAAGCTAAAACATTGTCAGCAGATGCCTGCGAGATAACACCAGCGCCAACCAGCAGCGCCAATACATCAGTGGTGTGCGCAAGCAGTTGAGGTGTTGCCATCTCTTGTTTCGCTGTCACAACTTCAGGCGCTGAGTCGCTGTCCCACTTTACTTTTTCAGCAAGCGTGAGGTTTGAACGAACGTCATCCGCAGTCCATGTGCGTGGCGCTGGTGCGGGTTCAGGAGCAGGTTCTGGTTTAACCAGTTGACCGTTTACCCAGCCGTCACCATTCTCAGCATTGTCAGGAACTTGCGTGTTGTAGAACGCCGCAACATCTGGATGATAAATTTTTGATGGCTCGTCGTGAGCCACATCACGTACTTTGCCGTTTTCAATCCATGCAAATTTCATGATTAGTATCCTTCGGAGAAATAAAGAACAGCAAAACCTTGACCACCAGCAGCGGTATAACCACCGCCTCCAGCGTAGCCACCAGCACCGCCACCGCCGCCGCCACCTCCAATACCACCAATACCGTAGCCGCCACCGCCGCCACCTCCAATACCGCCATTACCGCCGACTTGAGTGCCGATTTGGGTGCCACCACCACCGCCACCACCGGGGCCACCGTTACCGCCGTTGTTTGAACCGCTAGATGATCCACCAGCACCACCGCCGCCACCCCCACTCAGTGTTTTATTTGGTAAATTTAAAAACCCACCAGCACCCGACCCGTTTCCGGCCATAAACACAGTGTTAGGACTCCCGTTACCTCCACAACCACTTAAGCCGACACCGACTGAAAAAGTTGATGGTGTTGGAGATATTCCAGCGCCAGTGGAAAAACTACCGCCTGAACCAGCGCCGCCATTTCCACCCCACGAATTTTGCGCATCTTGGCCCGGCCCAGCTGTTCCTCCACCCCCGCCCCCGCAGGTGTTTGTTTGAGATGAGCCACCATTGTTTCCAATACCAGCACCGCCGCCGCCTCCAAACTTATTTGTAGCAAGACCATTTCCACCATTTCCACCAAAACCACCACCACCACCAGCTCCGGAAGTGCCACTACTATAATTTCCACCCCTCCCACCGGTTCCGTAAAAAGAACCAGCGCCTCCTCCGCCTGCATAACCACCAGTCGAACCTGATAAATTGGATCCTCCTGCACCACCTGAAGCGGTAAATGCACCACGCAACGTACTAGATGCTGTGCCAGCACCACCAACGCCGCCCGTTGCCCCAACAGGTGCAGAACCACCTGTAGCAGTCAACAAAGTTCCAAAAGAACTTGTTCCGCCAGAAACAGCAAGTGCTCCGCCAGCACCAATTGTGATTGTAGGAAGTGGTTGACCGGGGATAACGTCAATAATTCCGTATGCAAAACCACCACCGCCACCACCAGAGCAACCACCAGCACCGCTTGTATTGCTGCCGCCAGCACCACCACCCCAAATAGCAACGCCAATTTGGTAAACATTTAATGGTACTGTTTCATCAGAAGTAGTAGCCGTAATCAGTTTGTAGTTTGCCCACTGAGCAGGAGCTACACGGGTTGCCATATTGGGTGGCAGACCAAACCCATACATACCTTTGTTCATTAGAAGTCACCTCCGTAAGCCGTTACTCGAACACCTGTCTGTGCAGTTGTTACTGTTGCACGTAAGGAGTAGCCTGTTGGTATTGTTAAAGGCATCACGTTAGCGTTACCGTTGCTTGAAAGAGCTGCTGCAAAAGCAGGAACAGTTGTGCTTGATGTTACAGCCTGCACAGGGATCTGCTGCCACAAGACGTAAGTAGAACCGTCATAGATAAACAAGTTCACCAGACCGGCCACAGTGGTTGCGACGCCTTGAATATCAATGTAATCAATGCGAGTGCCAGAAGCGCCCGCAGAAAGGACAGTTCCGACAGTTGTGGGCGCGGTCAACGAAGTGTCCGCTGTGGTAAGCAGGGCCGAGCCTACTTTTGGGGTTGACGCATATTGCGCTGAAGTTGACATGGTTTCTCCTTAAATTAGAGCAAAAGAATCGTTGAACATAGTAGGTGGTGTATTGCCACCCGTAAATTGAGTAACAAAACCTTGAACACCGCTTGCACTTGTAGCAGATGCCCAAATAGGGGCAGCGCCGGATCCGGCAGATGTTAATACTTGACCAGCTGTACCTGAAGATCCATTAAATGTTGTCGCATTTGTTAGATTAGCTGCTTCAAGTGTTTTATTTGTAAGAGTTTCGGTGCCTGTAAGAGTTACATATCCAGCACCTGATACATAAGCAGCTACCCATGCGCTGCCTGTGTACAACTTCATTGCGCCATCAACACTGTTGAAATACAAAGCGCCAGCGACCAATGCGTTGCCGTCATTGTCAACACTTGGGTCGCTTGTTTTTGCGCCAAGGTATCTGTCATCAAAACTGTCGTATGCAGCCAGTGTTGCATCGCGTGCAGCTTCGGCGGCCGTCTGTGCTGATGCTGCGTTTGATGCGCTAGTAGAGGCATTTGATGCACTGGTTGATGCTGCTTGAGCGTGATACTTTGCAGAGTATTCACCTCCAGCCACAGCGCCAGAAGTTTTTGTTGCCCAATCATTGGCAAGAATTGCAGAAGCAGCAGCGTCATCAGCAGAGGAATCTGCAGCGGCTGCGCTTGCAGTAGCTGAAGCCGCATCCACCAACAAAGTCCATTTTGCGCTGTCAGTGTTTGTGTTAATTGGCTGTGATCCGCTTGATGTATGAAAGGTAATACATTGCCAAATGTTGTTGTTTGTTGTGTCTTTGACAATGTCTCGGACATAGTAAACAGTTGTCGCCGCCCAATTGCCACGGTTTGTGCCAAGTGTGTCGGCAATTGCAGGGTTGCCATCAGCATCAAAACCAAGAGCTTTGTTTGCGCGCAAACTAGCACGCGGCAACGTCATGTTGATTGTGGTCGGATCCGTTTGTGGAGCGCTCAATGCACGCTGCAAACCCTCGGCATTCTGCTGCGCAAAGATGGTTTGCTGATCCATCTCATCATTGACCGTGTTGGCAAAAAAGTCGCCGCCAGTCACAAAGTCTGTGGTGCGCTGG